GTACTCAGAAAGAACACATGGATATTGCTAACGCCTGTAAGCAAATCTTTGTGGAACAATTTCCTGTTTGTGCTGAAGCTTTGGAGTGGAATTGATGCCTACTTATCCTGTTAAAAATTTAAAGACTGGAGAAACAAAAGAACTCTACATGCCCATGGCAGAGTACGTCCAGTGGAAAGAAGAAAATCCTGACTGGGACAAAGATTGGTCTCAAGGTTGTGCTAGTGCTGGCGAAGTCGGTGACTGGCGTGATAAAATGTCCAAGACACATCCTGGTTGGAAGGATGTGATGTCCAAGGTAAAACAAGTTCCTGGTTACGGGAACTCAACACGACACAAAGATAGTTATCAGTGGTAAATTATGGCAAGAGGTAGAGGCAACAAAGCACCTGGACAAGGAATGTCACGGAAGCAATTGAAGCGTAAGAAACCAATCAATGAGTCTTACCTTCTAGATATCACACCACTGACAGACAACCAAGAGTTGTTCTTTGATCAATGGGGTGAAGGCAAAAACATCTTTGCCTATGGTGCGGCAGGTACAGGTAAAACATTCATTGCTTTGTACCTAGCACTGCAGGATATCCTGAATGAAGAATCTCCTTATGAGAAACTCTACATTGTCCGTTCACTTGTAGCAACCAGAGAGATTGGATTCCTCCCTGGCACACACGAAGATAAAGCATCGCTCTATCAGATTCCTTACAAGAATATGGTGAAGCACATGTTTGAGATGCCTGATGACAATAGTTTTGAGATGCTCTATGAGAATCTTAAGCATCAGGAGACTATCTCTTTCTGGTCTACATCTTTCCTTCGTGGCACTACACTAGACAATGCTATCGTTATTGTTGACGAGTGTCAGAACCTGAACTTCCACGAACTTGATTCAATCATGACTCGTATTGGACAAGACAGTAAGATTTGTTTCTGTGGTGATGTCAATCAGTCTGACCTACAGAAAACAAATGAACGCACTGGTATCCTTGACTTCCAACGCATCCTAGAGAACATGGAAGAGTTTTCTATGGTAGAATTTGGAGTGAATGATATTGTTCGCTCTGGACTTGTGAAGTCTTATCTAATTAGTAAATTGACGCTTGGTTTGTAATGCAATTGTTTAATCATGTTGGTGATCTGACTCCTGTTGAGATGACCGCAGAAATGGTAGATGGAAAACGTGTCTATCTAACACCATCTGGCAATCAATATCCGTCAATCACCACTGTGATTAGCAATAATTCAAAAAAGCAAGCGGGTCTTGCTAAGTGGAGAGCACGTGTCGGTAAAGAAAAAGCAGCGAATATATCTGCACGTTCCGCAGGTCGTGGTACAAAATACCACAGCATCACGGAAGATTATCTAAACAATCGCCTACAACTGAAGGAGTACAAGCAGCATCCTCTTCCCGTACTTATGTTTCATCATTCTAGGGATGTCCTAGACCGCATAAATAATATTTACCTACAAGAGGCAGCACTTTATTCCGACCATCTAGAAGTTGCTGGTCGCGTTGATTGCATCGCTGAATTTGATGGAGTATTATCCATCATTGACTTCAAGACTGCTGCTGAACCAAAGAAAGATAGTTACTTATACGATTACTTTGTTCAGGAAACAGCATACGCTTGTTGTCTTCAAGAGATCTATGGATTGAGTGTTAAGCAACTCGTTACTATCGTTGCCTGTGAAAACGGAGAGACACAGGTCAAGGTTGTTCCGCCTAAGAAGGAATATCTTTTGCAATTAATCCAGTACATAGACGAATACAAGACACGATATGGAAAAAAAGAACTTATTGGAAGATAAATTTATGACAAGTGCGAAGTTCTCTCAAGAAGTTGAAAAAATAGCTCTCAGTAATCAAGACATGAACTACATTGATGCGGTGCTGCATCTCTGTGAACTAAATGAGATTGAAGTGGAATCCGTACCCAAGTTGATCTCAAAACCATTGAAAGAGAAGCTTAAATATGAAGCACAGAAGTTAAACTTCATCAAGAAAACGTCCAGAGCAAAGTTGATGTTGGTGTAATGAGTAGTTTTTTCCAGTCTGAATTAGTACGCGGTGAGATCCAAGAGATGACCGTGTTGCAAGAGTTTTGTTTTCGTTGTGCCATGAACCTTACTCTCTTAGATAAAGAGAGAAAGTTGGAATACTTTGAGGCACTGGAAAAGTTAATTGAAAAACAAAAGATCTTTCATGCTCGCATCTGTTTGAGTGATGATCCAGAAGCAAAGTCTGTTGCTGAAAGCATCAAGCAAGCAGTTGTTTTGTTGGGTGGGAATAATAATCTCAGTCCTAATGATATGTTTGACGAACTCCTGGGCAAGGTCCGTGAGTTTCAGGACATTTTGAAAAGTGGCACAGGGGATTGACGCCCTACCCTGTGCCCATGTATAATGATTGAGTGATAGGGCATCACAAACCAAATCCAAACTAATCCGAGGTAATCCGAATGTCATTCGCAGATCTGAAGCGTAAATCCCAGAACAATTTTGACTTCCTGCAGAAGGAACTTGAAAAGTCATCCAGCGGTAAGAACGTTGATGACCGTTTCTGGAAACCAGAGGTTGACGCTTCTGGTAACGGGTACGCTGTTATCCGTTTCCTCCCCGCCCCTGAAGGTGAGACTATCCCCTGGGCAAAACTGTACTCCCATGCCTTCCAAGGTCCTGGTGGTTGGTACATTGAGAACTCCCTGACCACACTGAACGAGAAGGATCCCGTTGGTGAGATCAATCGCAAACTGTGGAACAGCGGTAGTGATGAAGACAAAGAGACTGCTCGTAAGCAGAAGCGTAAGCTACAGTATTACAGCAACATCTATGTCGTGAAGGATCCTAAGAACCCTGAGAACGAGGGCAAGGTGTTCCTCTACAAGTATGGCAAGAAGATCCATGACAAGATCCTCGCTGCTATGCAACCCGAGTTCCAAGACGAGACCCCTGTCAATGTCTTTGACCTTTGGGAAGGTGCTAACTTTAAACTGAGGATTAAGTAAGTTGCTGCTTACTGGAACTATGATTCTTCTGAGTTTGATCGTGACCCTG